CTTGTTAATTCAAGAATATATTAAAACGGATTTTGATGTTAGAGTTATTGTTCTTGATGGTCAAGTAATTGCAACTATGCAAAGAGAAGTGGTGGAAGGAGATTTTAGATCAAATTATTCTCAGGGTTCAAATGTAAAACCATATAAGTTATCAGAATTAGAGATAGAACAAGTATTGCTTGCAGCCAAATCTTTGGGTGGTATTTTAACAGCTGTTGATTTTATTCCTTCTAAGAATACTAAAAAGTTTCCTCCATATATTTTAGAAGTAAATAGTTCTCCTGGCACAGAGGGTATTGAAGAGGCGAATAATAAAAATATTGTGAAGGAAATTTTAGAAAAATTTAAAACACTAAAAGGTGGTATTAATAGTAGACTTTACAAGGAAGCAGAAGAAGTTGGTTTGATACG